TCTGCAATCTTACCAATATCAAACTTTACACGGTCATTGAAACTGAGAGTTGACCTGAAATTTTCTTGGATGGAGTCATTGAGATTACCAACAGAGAGTTCGCGGAGTTTTTCGAATCTCTGTAACTGTCCACCGATAGCATCCTTTTCTTTCACAATTTGGTTGGTTGCGGCTTCACCGATACCTGCACCTCTTTGTGTTAAGGCTGCTATTTTCTTTGCTTGATTTTGGTCTTGAATTTCCATAGGTTATTGTTGTGCCCTTAGTCTTTCGTTTTCTTCCTCAACATGTCTCGCCAGCATTTGGACATAAAGTTGTCTCTCCCACGGAATCATATTTTCTAGTTCAGTTAAACTATATTTGAAATGAGTAACCATCTCAAAGTTTGTTCTGAAATAATTTGCTAGACTGTCGTGGACGAGATATAAGTAAAAAAATCTTCGAGTCCCTCCAAGTGCCACTCATTTGCATGACCGCAGTGTGGACATTTGTATTTCAGTGTGTGTTCTAGTTTTGGTGAGTTTTCCATGAACTCTGTAATTTGCTTGAATGCCGCTGGTGGGAGGTTATCGACAAATTCTTTCAATTCATCTTCTGTGTAGTCTTTCGTGCTATAGACTTCATCTTCGTCATAAATTGATTCGATACAATCTGTGATTACACCAAAAGCAGCCTCAGCCTCAGATTTTCCATCATACTTCTTTGCTTCTGCTAGGGTTGGATATTTCATCATCATACCCATCGTGGTGTTAATTTCTATCTTGTTCGAACCTTCCTCTGGAGTATCCATTTTCATCGAATCGAGATTGAAATTTATCTTACATGTTTCCTTGCATTCTTTACATGGAATTGTAAATTCAATCTTTTCACCAATCGACTTTAGTCGAAGGTGTAGGAACAGATATTCAATATCGAACAGTGGTGATTTTTGGGGGTCTACCTTTCCGTTTGTACAGGCAGTGACTACAGATGCCATCGCATCTAACATATCATTCCCTTGTCCAGATTCGAGAGCCATCAGTAGCATCTTTTCTTCCTTGACAACGAATGGTCTATAATTTACTTTTTTCCCTGTCGAAGGCATCTTCAACGAGTATTCGGGGATTGCGATTGTTGGTAACGGCATAATTAACTCCTATTAATTTACAAATTCAGTTTCGAATAGACGGAAAGCAAGAGATACTTCTTGCCTTTGGTACGCATCTCTGCTATCAAAAGAGAGATTTAGTGGATTTACTTGTTTGGGATATACTTCTTGAACCTTTGCTCTGAATGAAACATCGTCGTTCTTTTTTCTTTGTTCGATTTCCATGTTGCAGATATATTCGTCGTAGTATTCCAAGTCGTGTGTTTCTGGTTTTATAATAAAATCTTGCCATGACAAGAAGAATCGACGAATCAATCCAGCCTCGTCTAATCGGAAAGTGACATTCAAGTCCCCAGTATAGAGTCTTTCATAAGGAAGTTCTCGTATAGGTCCATGAACTCGTATTTCCTTGGATGCAATGGATGTACCCGGAATGATAACATTTTCACATGAGGTTCTGAATAGTTCATTCATTTCAGTTGGAGAAGACCCGACCTCTTGACATATTTTATTAAAGTTAACACCTGCGAATAGAATTTCATAACGAGCAGGACTTAGTATTCCTTGTGCCTGTATCCTTGCGATGATATCGTCTATTCTACTCATAGTGCTGCCTCGTCTCTCCTAGTCTCTGCCCAAACTTGCTCTCTTCCAATATGTCTGAACCTTTCAAACGGAAGATATAGTGCAGTGGGCCAGTCGGGTCCCTTAATATGTATGATTCTTGAACGAATTCTTTTGATTAAATACGACCTTAAGCCTAATTCTGCCTCTCGTAGAAGCGGGTCACGTTTGATTCGGTTGTAGGACAATATCAGTCTAGTATCCTCTCCGATAGTTTCTGTGTTTCTGTACCGGATAAGGTCTAAGAATAGTTGTGTTCGGAATTTTGGTGGATAGTAGTGGAAATTGATTCCAAAGAGTCTATCTCGTTTTCTCTCGACACAAAGAAAGAATGGAAATCTATCGTAATATTCCAAGTCTTTGGTCTTTGGTTCTGGATAATAGAACATGTAGAACTCACCGGGACGGATTCTTTGTGCCATTCTAGTTGTGTCGGAAAGCACACGGAGTAGGGACTTTTCGCCCTGACCCTTAACATTTTGTAGAATGGTAGAACGAAACCAACGAAGACTCTCTTTATATCGTCTCCCGTAGACACCAGCGTCTTTTGCCATCTGACCGACTTCATCGAATATGCTGTTTGGTGTGAATTCTATTGGCATACTACTCCCCTGTAAACAGTTCTTTTTCTGTTAGGATTTGAAACTTCCATCCTCTATTTTCTGCATATTCTTCGGCTGCTCTCCACTTAGCAGTATTTATACCATAAGCCTTTACTTCATTCACAAAGGATTTGGTTATTTTACTGGGTTTTTTGGGTGCAATGCATTGCTTCTTGGGTTTCACTTCAATGATTCTTGTTTCAGTGAAACCTCTTTTGTTCTTGTATTTAACTATGAAATCGACGAAATACCGATGCATTCTGTTATCTATGGGGGAACGGTATGGAATAACCACTTCCTCAGAACCCCAAGCAACGACAGAATCTGTTTCGTCACAGAACACCATGAACCTACGTTCCCACAAAGAACGATAGGTTATATTTGTTGGGTTACCCATGTACTTGCCGGGCTTTTTTGGTTTAAACTTTCCCTTGTAAGGCATATATAATATGTATCTAACTCTGGAGGAACAAATGGCAAATCAAGCAGATGCTTTCATGTATCCCAGTGAACTCAAGCAAGAGGACACTAAACACTTTGTACATTTTATGATTTTCTCTGAATCCACGGCTTCTCTTTCTGGTAGCAAAAGACCAGTGAGAAATGAGAGTGGAGGATTTGACGCGAACACAGAAAATTCAAAAAACGCCGAAGCGGATAGTGCATCTGAGGGTGATTTTGGAAGCGGTGCAGCCGTTGTTGACACCGGAGGTGCATTGATTACATCACAGACCAGAATGAGTGATGCGAAGAAAAAGAACGACGATGCAATTATTCTTCCAATGCCTCAAAACCTCACAGTCAGCGATGGTTGGAATTGGGAAATGCTATCCTTTCAGAAGGGTGCAATCGGCGAAGCAGTTTCTGGATTAGTCAGTGGTGGTGGAGATTTGGAAGGAGCCGGTGCAGTCATGGGTTCTAAGATTGCCGGTGGACTTGCAAATGTATTGATGGAAAATGGTGAGCGTCTATTTGAAGCGGCGAACCGAGTTGCATTCAACCCAAGAAAAGAAATGCTTTTCAATGAACCCAACCAAAGAAACTTCACATTCGAATATGACTTTGCACCAAGGAATCAACAGGATTCCGAAGCACTTAGAGATATTCTAGGTCTATTCAAAATTCACGCCTCTCCCGAAAGAATTGAAAACGGCGCATTATTCAAATATCCATCAGAGTTTCAAATTGTATTTTATACTGGTGAGGGTGAAAATGCTTTCATATCAAGAATCGCTAGAACAGCACTGAAGTCCCTTCAGACTTCATACACAAACGCAGGTGTGTTCTCCGCACTCGACGGAAATGGAAGTCCATCGCACATTAAGGTAACACTAGAATTCGGTGAACTCGAACTACTCGATAGGTCACACTACAAGAAGGGGTATTGATTTGTTTTTTGACAGATTCCCATTAATTCGATACGACATCAATAAAGATGGCAACAGAAAACTTGCCACTGATATTTTAACTCGTATTGCTTTTCGAGAGCAGGTACAGAAACAGGCATTAGCATTCCAAGACTACTACGTTGAAGATGGAATGACTCCTGAGTTGGTCGCCGAAGATTTATATGGTGATGCGGAGTTACATTGGATTGTTCTAATGTTCAATGATATGATTGACCCATTCCACGACTGGCCACTATCTGAAAATCAAATTGAAGATTATCTCGACAAGAAGTATCCCGGTATGGCTTTGTATGTTGGACTTACTGCACCGAATTTTGTGGTGGGTGAACAACTAAAATATGACACGAATGAAGATGCGGTAATTGGTTCTTGGGATTCGACTACAAGAAAACTCTCAATATACAATGAAACTAAACCGTTCAGTTCCACAGCAGCCGTAGGAAAAGTTTTAACTACGGAGACTGCTGGAGGGACAGCATTCTCCACTCCAATCACAAGAGCAGTCGCTTTTCATAGAGAGGGTCTGCATCACTTTGAAAATCTAGGGGGAACTGCTGAACTGAATGCATATGCAACACCACCTGAAGGTGCAGGTGAAGTTCAAACAGTAGCGGGACAGACAGCGGCAAGTGGAACATATACAACCACGGCTGCTACTCTATCGGATACCCTAATTGACAACTATGTCTATTCCACAGACGGAACAACATACAATATCGTTTCTATACACGAAGATTTTCAGACAAAAAACGAAGCAAAGAGAAATATAAAAGTTCTACAACCAAGATACGTCGATGCAGTTGTATCGCAATTTGCAAAAATGATGAGCGAGTCTAAATGACAACTGAAGCCGGAAGACACTTTGATAAAGAGAACAATAAGAAAGCCGGTATTAATGAATACCAAGGCGGTGAAGACTTTCGCATTGATGATGTTTCAATAACTTCTGCTTGTGGTGAAGTTATTTCTGTTGTTGATTTGTTTGTTAGTCTTGAACTGTTCGAGGATATCTATTCGAATACGATGAGTGGGAAGTTTACGTTTCTTGATACAGGTAACCTTCCCAGATATTTACCCATCATGGGACAGAGTGAAAAAATCACAGTCAAGTACAATACACCCGGCGGCGACCCAAAACAATTTGATATGTTTTCATATGATGTCCCTACTCGGAAAATTCACCAAGCAGGTAGAAAGCAGGTCTATGAAATTTCTGCAATAACAGAAGACACATACAAAGACATGCACAAGAAAGTAAGCAAGACACTAACCGGCAGTATAACTGAGATGATTGAAAGTGTTTTCAAAGAGTTCAAAACTAAAAAGAAACTAGAAATACTCACACCCACAGACGACACAGAACATAGATTTATAATTCCCTACTGGTCGCCCTTTGCAACAATCAATTGGTTATGTTCGAGAGCAAAAGGAAAGAACGCAAATGCGTGCAATTTTGTTTTCTATGAGGATAGAGAATCATACAAACTGACAACACTTGAAGAACTCTACAAACAAGACCCACCTGCGATGGAATATCTATTCTATCCAAAGAAGTGGCGCGATGACCCCGCGATGGACAGAGACACCTCAAGAGAATTTATTAATGTTTTCAAATTAGACGTACTAGACAATGGAAATAGACTCCAACAAATTAGAAATGGCATGTTTGCTTCCAATGTATTGACTTATGATTTAGTGACAAAAATTCACAAGAAAACAGAATACAAACTAAAAGAAAAATTCTCAAAGACCAAACACATCGAAACCAACTACCCAATTTCTGAGAGACTAGATAAATACAGTGACGAAACAGATTCATTGTATCTTTTCCGACCAAAGCACACTCAACTTCATTCCAAGAATGAACTTGGTGACACAGCAGAACAAGTGACAATTTCAGATAATGATGAATATGAAAAGTGGATTTTGAATAGAACATCCTTGATGGAACAAGCATCAAACAAAAGAATTGCTTTGACCTCAAACGGAGACTCCCGAATAAAAGTTGGGGATGTTATCTTCCTATCGATGTTTGGAATCGAACCCGCAACAGGCTCGAAACCATCAAAAGACCCCCTGCTTTCTGGTCGCTATCTGATTACTGCAATCAACCATCAGATAAATAGAGATGGATATAATCAAGTTTTTGAAATTAGTAAAGACGCAGAACTCGAACCAGTAACATCGGCGCTGAAAGACGCACCAAAACCGGAGTAATGAATGTTAGACTTTAGTCAGTTTGAAGAAATAAACGGTAAACTCAAAGCACTCAATGAAAAATTGATTGTTGTTGGTAAGGGTGCGAAGTATGGACAAATCATCTTCCTTGCTGGTGGTGCAGGCAGTGGTAAGGGTTTTGCTATTGGACAGTTTTTGGATAACTCCAAATTCAAAGTTAGAGATGTGGATGAACTTAAGGTTGCTTTCTTACGAATACAAGAATTGACCGGCAAGTATCCAGAAATCAAAGGACTAGACCTATCCAGACCAAAGGATGTTTTCAAACTTCATCAGTTTGTCAAGGATAAGGGAATCAAGGATAAGACTCTTGACCTCATGTTAGGTCAGGCAAAAGAAGGAAGACTTCCCAATGTTATCTTTGATGTAACTCTTAAAGATATGGATGATATCAACGAGGTTATGCCTCGTCTGATTAATCTTGGATACAAACCAAGAGACATTCATGTTGTATGGGTTCTGACTAATTATCACATTGCAATGCAACAGAACAAATCCAGACCGAGAATTGTTCCAGATGATATCATGCTAAAGACTCACGAAGGTGCCGCACACACCATGCATAGAATGCTCACTGGAAAAGTTCCAAATGGAGTTGACGGTGGTATCTATGTTATTTTAGGTGGAGCAAAACACACCATCTTCCACAACGACCCACAGACAGGAAAACCACTGGACGGTCGAGACGGAAGAATAGTAGTCAAAGACTTTAAGTATCTCAAGATGAAAGATGCTGGTCGAAAAATCATATCAGAACCTGAAGTAAAGAAACAAGTTCTTGATTGGATTAAAGGCAATGTTCCCAAGACAAAGAAGACCAAGGAAATCTTTGGTTCGGGTAGAGACAAAATTACCGAAGCAAAGAAGACAGACCTCCCAATTATTTTCTGTGACATGGACCAAGTTCTATGTAACTTCCTAAAAGGAACTGAAGAAGCACTTGGTGCATCATATGCAGATAAAGAATATTGGGCTAAGGATTCCAGTGGTGATAAGAAAAAGGAACTCGCAAAAAAAGCACCTAACCTTTTTCGTAACTTGGAATGGATGCCGGACGGAAAGGCTCTTTACAACTTCATAAAGAAACACGACATGGAAATTCTTTCTGCATATCCAACATGGTTAAAGCATGGTAGAAATGATAAGATTAAATGGTTGAAATCAAACACGAACATTTCATCTTCTAAGATAAATTTGGTACAGAGAAAAGACAAAAGAAACTACGCCGTGCAGGATGGGAAACCTGCTATTCTGATTGATGACCATATCAAAAATATTCGTGAGTGGGAACAGGCTGGTGGAATCGGTATCCATCATACATCCACAACCAAGACACTCGGAAAACTCAAAGCGTTAGGATTTTAAAGTATGAAGCAGTTTATGGGCAAGGAAACCTTTGTCTGGTGGCAAGGTGTCGTTGAAGATGTGAACGACCCACTGAAACTAGGCAGATGTCGAGTTCGTATCCTCGGATTCCACACCGAAGAAAAGAAAGACATAAAGACTGAGCATCTTCCTTGGGCGATGCCGATTCAACCAATCACCAGTGCCGCAATTAGTGGTGTTGGTCAGTCTCCGACTGGTATGGTTCCCGGTACATGGGTTATGGGATTTTTCCGCGATGGTCAAAATGCACAAGAGCCTATCATCATGGGTTCCGTTGGTGGTATTCCTCAACGAGAACGCGATGAGAAGAAAGGCTTCGCTGACCCACGAACCGACGAAGAAATAAAGAAAGACCCCAAGGGTCAAAAGGGAACAGGTGACCCGAAGGGTGACAGTGACCTTGCATCTTCTGCTGGTGGGTTCAATACGCACGACATGAAGACAGATGGAACTGGTCTTGAATATGAGAATGATGAAAATGGAATGGCTTATCCAAAAGACTTTTGTATCAAAGAACCAGATACAAATCGACTTGCTCGAAACGAAAACATATGCGGCACAATTGTTCCGTACAAGAAAGATAATCTAGACTATAACGTAAAGACCGCTGACATTACCGCAATGCCAAAGAAGGCAGGTCTTTCAGCAAAGACATCATCTCAAGCAAACAGAGAAACTTGCTGGACTGAAAAGGAAACTCAATACAACGCAGAGTATCCACATAATCACGTTCATGAAAGTCAATCTGGTCATGTGATTGAAGTTGACGATACACCGGATGCAGAAAGACTGCACACTTTCCATAGGTCAGGAACCTTTGAAGAAATTCATCCAAATGGAGATAAGGTTACGAAGGTAGTTCGAGACAACTACACTATCATCATGAAAGATGAAATGGTACACATTGACGGTAAAGCAGAAGTCACTGTAGACAAGGGTGCCAAAATTAAAGTGAATGCTGACGAAGAAGGAAATCACTTTGACATTCATGTTGCAAAGTCTGGCAATTTAAACGTAGAAGTTACCGAAGGAAACATCAATGCAAAAATTGGTTCGGGTGACTTGAATGCACAGGTTGAAAGTGGAAACATGAATGTTCATGTCAACGGAAACTTTGACCATTATGTTTCAGGAAATTATACACTTCGGGTGGATGGAACACTTCGAACTCAGTCTGGTGCGAATACATATATGAACGCAGGACCAGATATTCACCTAAACCACCCAGGCTTTGCTGGTGGTGGAGGAGGTGGAGGTGGAGGTTCTGCTCCTGCAAGTAAATGTAAGGAAAAAGAAAAACTTCCCGAGTGTAAGCCAACATCACAGACAAAAATTGACCTAGATAAGTCTGAAGACAATACCGGAAACGGTCAACCTGTGAACTAAAGTAAGAAAGTTGTAATGGCGAATATTCCCCTAGACGAAACTATCGAAATCCCCGTTGAGTCGTTAACAAACGAACAGAGGGATGTTGTTAATTTTATTGCTATGGGAAATGGTTTCAAGAACCCCGTTCAACCTTTTCTTGATAAAGTTTTTCAATTAATTGAAACCGAAAAAACTAGAATTGCACAACTTACCGCACAGTCACCAGATGGTTGTGTTGAAGGAATTGCAACCGCTTCATGTCCGGTTGGATGTCAGTGTCTAATTGAATTGGACTTTCTTTTCGATACTCTGAAATATGAGTTAGACCTAGTTCAACTTCATACAAATAAAATCTCTGGTGTTGAAGCAGACACATCTGATTTCTTTACCAGACTAAGTGTCGCTGGTCAGTTTACGAAAATCATGAACACCATGACTGGCAAAGACATCGAGAGATATTCTCATGTCTTCAATAGTATAACTGGCGGAAGTCAGGCATGTATCGAAAAAATGTTAGCGGACTGTTTGTGTAAAAGAGGAACTGGTTGTGGACCTTTTACATCCGAAGCAGGACTCAATGGTATTGTTGACCTTCTATGTCAGCAACCAGAATTA